TTCCAATATGGATAAATTAAAAGCATGGAAACCCGTTAGCTTTAGAAGTTCCCGAAATTATGGAGGACTTGAAAAAGAAAAGAAATGTAGCTATCGAAGTACCAAGCAAAAGAGAAAATTTCATCACCAAGCATTGCAATATTGTATATCAAGGGGTCGGGACTGAATCATTTATTGATGTTAATAAGTTACGTGAAGGTCGAACAGATAACATTGATTGGACAGGGCGGGACGTATGGCTTGGGCTAGATTTAGCAATGACTAATGATAATTGTTCCGTGGGAATGGTAGCCGAAGAAGATGGAAACATTTTAGCGGAGGCAACCGCATTTATTCCCGAGGATAGAATTGAGGAAAAAACCAAGTTTGAAAAGATTGACTATCATGCTTTTGTTAAGGAAATGAAAGCAATTGCTTGTGGAGATATGACCGTTGATTATGGGGTCATTGAGGAATACATATTAAATATAGAAAGTACATTCCAAGTCAATGTAGTGGGTGTAGGTTATGACCGATATAATTGTTTAAGCACCGCCCAAAAGCTAAAGAATGAGGGTTTAAAAGTTGTTGAAGTTCGACAACATTCAAGCGTATTACACCCACCAACCAAGCTAATAAAAGAATGTGTTGAAAGTAATAGATTCAAATATAAAGAAAATCTATTACTTGAAATAAATTTTCAAAATGCAAGAGTTACAGAAGATACAAACTTAAATAAATACGTCAATAAAAAGAAAAGTAACGGTAAGGTTGATATGGTAGTCAGCTTAATTAATGCGGTTTACCTTATGCAACAAGACGTTATTTTCAATGATAGTGGCGGGTTTGTAATTCAAACTGTATAGAAAGGGGGTGATTAATATTAATTTATTTAAATCATTTAGAGAACTATTTTCAAGTGATACGGGGGACGGTGTAACCCTTGACCAATTGGTCGCCGAGTTGTCCGCTCAAGAAGTTTCAAAAGAAAGATTCTTAAACATACCATCGGTTAGTGGGAGTGTAAATCTGATAAGCGGTACAATCGCAAGTCTACCCGTTAAGCTATATAAGAGCGAGGGCGGGAAAGTAACACCCATTGAAGATTATAGGGTTAACTTATTGAATGACACCACAGGGGACACCCTAGACGGATTTCAATTTAAACAAGCCCTAGTTAATGACTTTCTTTTATTTGGTGAGGGTTACGCATACATTAACAGGCGATTGAGTAAAGTTTCTAGTTTACATTATGTTAAAAATGTAAATGTATCAGTCATTAATAATTCAGACCCAATATTTAAGCAATCGAAAATAATTGTAAATGGTGAAACATACGAAACATACCAGTACATGAAATTGCTTAGAAGGTCGATGAATGGGGTAGAAGGTGTTGGAATCCTTGACGAGAATTATGAGGCTTTAAAAGTTATATTTAATTCCTTAAGGTATGAAGGTTTATTGGTTGCAAGTGGTGGAAACAAAAAAGGATTCATTAAGTCAGAAAATAAACTATCAGAACCCGCAATCAAGGAGTTAAAAGCCCAATGGAACGATATGTATAGAAATAATAATTCTAATTGTGTCGTTTTAAATAATGGGTTACAGTTCCAGGAATCAGCAAATACATCGGTTGAATTGCAATTGAATGAGAATAAGAAAACAAATTCGGTTGAGGTCTGCAAGATGTTCAATATTCCTGAAAATATACTAAATGGAACATGTACCGAAGAACAGTACCAGGCATTTATTAAGCTGACTATATTACCTACGCTTACACAATTTGAAACAGTCTTGAATAATACGCTACTTTCTAGCAATGAAAGGGCGTATTTTTATTTTAAATTTGATACTAAAGAGTTATTAAAAGGCGATATTGTGAAACGAATGACGGCGTACGGAATGGCGGTTAAACAAGGAATAATGCAAATTGATGAAGTCAGATACATTGAGGATTTAGAGCCATTGGGCTTAGATTTCATTAAGTTAGGCTTACAAGATGTATTATATGACCCAATCAATAAGCAAATATACACGCCTAACACTAATCAAATCGCAGATATTAAAGATATGAAAGGGGGTGAGGTAGTAAATGAGAATTGAAATAAGAAATAATCAAGCCATATTGGACGGATATGTTAATGCAGTATGCAGAGATTCCAAGCCGTTATTAAGTCCCCAGGGGCTTTTTGTGGAGCAAGTGAAAGAAGGAGTTTTTCAAAGAGCATTAAACAGGGCTCAAGACGTAAAACTTTTATTTAACCATGATGAAAAAAGAGAACTAGGCTCAATTGTAAATGGAAATTTACAGTTATTCGAGGATTCAATTGGGTTACGTGCAATATGTACAGTAGACGACCCCGAAGTCGTTCAGAAAGCAAAAGATAACCAGTTAAAGGGTTGGTCATTTGGTTTTTATTCTAATAAAGACGATTGGCAAAACGCCGAACCGTATCAGCGAAGATTTATTGAAGATATGGACTTATTAGAAGTATCAATATTGGATAAAACACCCGCTTATAATGGTACAAGTATCGAATCGAGAGATAACAAAGAGGTACTAACAGAAACTAGGGGCGATGATTTCCACGCAATCGTGGAGGATATGAGCCAGGCGAAGGAATGTGACAATGTTAATTGTTGCGATAAGTGTTGTAATACAGATTGTGAGAAACACGTTGCACCTGGTCACATGGGGGAATCAAGAACTTATGATAATTCAAAATTTCATATGGAAATGTTAAAAGTAAAGCAATTCAACTAATGAGTTGCTTTTTTTATACCCAATTATAAAAAAATTAAAAATTAAATTAAAGATGTAAAGGGGAAATATACAAATGAAAACAGTTGAAATTAAAAGAACTTTAGAAACAAGAGCGTTACCGCCATTATTAGAGAAAAGAAATGAATTAATTGAGGAAATGGAAACATTAGTTTCAAAAGCAGATACAGAAACAAGAGCATTGAACACGGAAGAAATTGAAAGATTCAATGTGATTAAAAATGAAGTGGCGGCGATTGATGAAACCTTAAAAGCAGAAGAAGAAACAAGAGCCTATATAATGACTCCAGGTAAGAAAAAGGAAGTTGAAGAAACTCGATCAATTGAAGAAACAAATTTCTTGAAATACTTGCAAGGTGAACAAAGAGCATTAGACATTGGGAGCAATGGCGGAATAATTCCACAAACAATTGCAAATAAAATAATCCTTAAGGTTAAGGAATTAAGCCCAATATATGCGTTAACAACAATCTATAATATCAATGGTGATTTAGTTTTCCCAGTTTACGACGAGGCAACATCGTCAATTATAGCTGACTATGTTGAAGATTTAAGAGAACTTAACGAGGCAACTGGTAAGTTTACTACAGTTAAATTGACAAATTATATTGTTGGTTGTTTAGCTAAAGTTTCAAAGTCATTAGTAAATAGACAAGACTTTGACCTTTTAGGTTTCATAGTAAATAGGGTTGCATATGCAATTTCAATATTCATTGAAAAAGAGCTGATTACTGGGACTGCAAAAATGAACGGTCTTGAATCTTGCGGAAATGTACTTACAACGGCGGGTGCTACAATATCAGCCGACGATATAATCGACGTACAAATGGAAGTACCCGAAATATATCAAAATGGGGCGGTTTGGATAATGCACAAAACAACTTTAAAATCCCTTAGAAAGTTGAAAGATACAACTGGAGAATATCTTTTAAATAAAGATATTACAACGGCTTTTGGTTGGTCATTACTAGGAAAACCAGTCTATATTACTGAATCATGTAATGTAGCATTAACAGGTAAAAAGGTTATATTCTATGGAGATATGAGCGGACTTTATACAAAGTTAACTAAAAATGTTGAGTTACAAATATTAAATGAAAAGTTTGCAACTCAACATGCGGTTGGTTGTGTTGGATATATCGAAATTGATTCAAAAATCGTTGAGCCACAAAAGTTAGTAGCATTAAAAATAAAATAATCTAGGGGGCGTATGCCCCTTATTTTTATAGGGTGATTAAATGAAATATAGTGAGATTACAATTGCAGAAGTTAGCGAATATATCAGAACATCGGACGAAGATAATTTAATAAATATTCTTTTGACTGCCAGTAAAGTATTTGTTAAAAGTTATACTGGTTTAAGTATAGAGCAATTAGACCTTTACGAAGATATACCAGTCGTGATTTTATGTTTATGTGCTGAAATGTACGATAATAGACAATTTACAGTCAGTAAAAAAGATGTAAACCCAGTTATTAAAACAATACTTGATATGTACAGTATTAATTTATTATAGGGGGTTATATGCAAGGATTAACAAGCAGATTAAAAAACAAGCTGGCACTTTATGGGAAGACAATTAAATTAAATGAGTTGGGGGAAGATTTATTTGAATATGATGTTATTAAGTACCCCGTATTTGCTGAAATACTGCCCCAGGGTGGACGTAATGAACAAGAGCAAGGAAATACAACTCAAGCAATTACAAGCCATAAAATAACCATTAGAAGTAATTCAATTGATAATCTTAAAAATGATATGTTTTTTGTATATCAGAACCAAAGATATGATATTGAATATTTTAATCCGAACTATAAATATAATGATTCGGTTGAGATATCAGCCACTTTGATTGTAGGTGAATTTAAAAATGAGTGATGATATTTTTGATTTTAAAGAGTTGACCCAGTATGAAAAAAAGCTTGTAGACATGGCAAGTAATAAAATGCCCCGTGAAACAATGAAGTTTATTCGTAAAGAAGGAACACAATTAAGAAAAGTCACGGTGAAAAATGCCAGGGCTAAAGTGAAAAAGAAAACAGGAAATTATTTTAAATCCATAAAAAAGGGTAGGGCGTATATTTATCAGGGGAACGGCGGTACATCAATTCGGGTTTACTCTAATCAGTCACATGCCCACCTTATAGAAAAGGGTCATAGGATTGTTACACCTGGGGGAACTGTAAAAGGATTTAAACCAGGCTACCATATTTTTGAGAACTCCGAGAAGGAATTTCAAAGCCAGTTCTATAATGACATTGAGAATTTTATTGATGATGTTATTGGAAAGGGGTTGTAAAATGATTTCTTTAATTGATATTAATAAAAGTATAGTTTCAGCTATACGAGGGGCATTTATTGGG